GCGTTGATGGGGGCATGGTAAGTCGTCGTAGTGCTTCCTTTCCTTCCATGTTTTGTTTTGACAAATCCCCAGATTGTCCTAGGAGCATGATCGCAGTAAGAAAAACGATTAGGGAAACGCAACCAAATAGAAACCACGTTTCGTCGGTACTGTTCTGCTTCATAGGTGTATCCCTCAGGTGGTTGGTGGATAAAATCGGATGGAAGTTCAATCATCAAGTTAAGAACTCAGCAACAATTTGTGAGTCAAATTTACCAGCAAGTTCACATGCCACTGCTTTACCAACGTTCTCACGCAGTTTGTTATAATACTGCTCATTCAATCCAGAGTCAGCGTCAACAATTAGATCAAAACATTCCTCATCGCCATCTGCAATTACATTCCAGATGCCACCATATTCTGATTGTGGAAAGGGGATAAAGTGATCAACAATGAAAAGAAACTTAGTCATCATCTTTTGTGAATTACTCATCAATTTTATCTAATTTTGTAAGGTTTGTCAACTGTAGATGTTCAATAGGAAGGTTCGCAGATTGGGTCGTGTTGTATTCCACAGGTTGATGAATCCATTCCATCATAGATCTCCTTTAATCGATTGTAAAGTGATGGGACACTACCATAATGTTTAGCAATATGATGTTCATCACCATGATCTAAGAGTTGTAAAGCAGAGAGAATTACTCCTATTTCCTGCACATTAAGTGATATTTCCTTCTCTTGAGTCATTTTACTTACCTTAACTCTACAACTCTAATTATATCACATCAATCGTCGTAAGTCTTCTATTACTCCTAGCATTGCTGATCGTGAATATCCTGTCGCATAAGGATAACCTTCATCCTTTGGATTCTCTGGTGCTGTGTAACATATATTTACCGCATCTTCCAAACGTTCGATGATAAGATTCAGTTCATCTTTTGTCAGGTTCATCTCACACATTGATTAGTTGCTCCTGTTGTTGACGAAGAAAAGAAATGGTTTCGTTGATGCTGCTAACTTCTTTAAGAAGTTTCAACTTACGTTTAGACAACTCAACAATGCTTTTGTCAAGTTCACTAATTTGGATCTCAAGTTGTGGTGTCATCAGATCAGTGCCTCCATTTTAATACCGTTGACAGTAAAAGCATCAGCAACCATACCACACAAGGCAGTAACTTCAAAATCACTCATCTCCCACAGTTCACCAGCAATCTGAATTGATTCCTGAATTTGCTCAGAGAGTGAGAGCAATGCTGTAAGTTGCTCTTGATTGAATGATGGTGTGGTAGGCATTTCGTTCTCCCAAAAGTCGGTCCAGTCGTTAGGTGTTGCTTCAGTAATCATAATTCAGCAGGCAGCAATCAAAGCACTATTGAAAAACTGGGGAATGGTGTGAAAGTCAACAACATCATAACCCAAGGCAACGCGGGAATCAATCTCACGACTCATTTCCTTGCGGTTGATGTAACGCTTGCTGACAACTGGATCAGGTCCATTGATACCGAAAGTCACAGTTTTGTAGATCAACCTGTCACTGATCGTTCCGTCCCAATACTTGACTGGGTAGAAATCAACCTGAATGGTGTCCTCTGGGTGAAGCAGTTGCATGGGGTGTTTCGCTTATGTGCTTATTATAGGGCATGGAGCGGATCAGGGAAGCGGTGGTGTGCCACTCCCTGAACTGGTCACCAGATCTCCGTGAACCGCTTGTGAGTTGCTTTAGTCATTCTACCTTCCTTCAACATGTTGTCGCACACGTTGACAAATACTTGAAACTTTTGTTCACGGGTTAATGTATCTGCCCCATCACATTTTTTCATCACACGGAGCATTTGTGCTTTGGAAGTAATCATGAGTTTCAGTTAAGAACGTGACGATAATCGATGGAATTGATACACCAACCTGTTGCACATGTAATCTCTTCGATGAGATCATCCTCATCACATGCTTCCCAAATTGTTGTCATCGTTTGATTGATTACACCTTGTTTCTCTTCTTCAGGATAAGGTCCAAATTCATCATCAAAATCAAACTCGATTGCAGTAACTTGGAATTGCATTGCTGTGTTTCCTTGATTACTTTGTAATTATACTGCACCACAGAGGCGGTTGGTGAACCCCTGTGCCACCTTCTGAACTGGTTTGGGTTGTTTACTCATCATCCACAAATCATATAGGATCTGCTCATTCTCTCTTGCCTCTATTTCATGTGGTTGATCCTCATAACTCCATTTGTCTGCTGGTTCTTGACAATAATACAATTTTCCACTTCGGCAACGCAGCGAACCATCTATCCACTGTGCCATGTGGGTCAGTTCATGAAAAAGAGTTTTTACATACAATTCCTTCTCCATGTGTGCTTGAAGGTCAATCAAGAAAGCACGGGGGCGACTTGATGGACCATTAACATCACAATAACCAATAACTTGATCACACTTCAATCCACGGTGAACAATATCAATATCAAGTTTATGGCGTGGATAATAGGTATTCACAAACCAAGAGGTAACATCCTCACAGAGTTTTTTAGAATAACCGTATCCAGAATGATTGATGTAAGACATTGTCCCCAATGAAGAAACCAAATAAATGATGAAATGAACAATAATTTCTCTTTAGATGTCATAACCAAGGAGACCTACCATTAGATTCACTGTAGAACGAAGGCATATGATTTTGTTCCTGTGGTTCTGGATCAAGATTGGTACGACTTTTAGGTTTTAGTTCAGTCATTAAGTCTTCCATTAGTTCAAAACCTGGCAACTTCTCAAAATTCATCGAAACTAAAGTCCTTTTACCCTTTGTTTCAGGAACTGAGTGCAGAACATCTCCAGGAAAAATTAGTAACATACCATTTTCAGGTTGCACCCTTACACTATTCCCAAATACAATCGGAGAAGCGTCTGGTTCTACATCAATATAATATACGGCAGAAAAGTTTGCTGGGAAGTGAATATGCGGCAGAGTATAATCACCTTCTTCATACATCATTGCCCAAAAATTGCTACAAGCAAAATCTATATTTTCTCCAACATAATAATGTTCACGACAAAGAGATTTTATATATCCATAAACCATATCAATAAAAGGTAGGAACTTTGGTTCACTACGATGTAGCATGTAATGTGTATGCCATGCTTTCACATTAGTCGTATTGCTTTTAGGATTAGATGCCCGATAATCTTCAATCATTAACTTAAGAGACTGATTCAATACGTTATGATCGGGAATAATTCTACTAAAAACAGGTTGCTTGACATTAACTCTAGCTAGATTTAGTTTCATCGCTTGTCCTCGGGTGCCATATTTTTCAATGCATCATATGTATCTGAGTAGGAGACTTCCCACAATTCATTTAGTATAGCATCATATTCTTTATATGTCGATCCATCAACAATACTATTCACCTGTTGCTTACGCACAGCATCGAAAACAAGTTGCCACTGATGATGATTCAGATTTGGGTACATAGTTTCAATTAAAATTGTGTAAGTTGTGCAGCACAGCACCTACATTCATTTTACCATGAAAGTATCCCGCTATGATAATACTGATGGCAAATAACAAACATGCACAAAATAGTAGTATCAGCGGGATTTTCTCATTTGTATATTTTGTCACTTGTAAAGATAACCTCCTGCCCAGTCAGCGTGCTCCAGCAACCATTCACGATCACTGATGATACAAAGGTTGAAACGTACATGCTTAGCAGGACCTTTGAATGATGCTGGTTTGTAAACTTCACCAGTCTTCTTGTCAACAAATGCGTGGACACTGCGCTGTCCAGTCTCATACTCCATCACAATTTTGTGATACTTACGTCCACCTTCTGCAATGTAAAACTTATACTCAGGAGCAGCATGTCCACCTACAGTGCCACGATTGCGATTCTTAAAATTATCTGCAAGAGCATCACACAGCATCAGAGTCCACTTACGAACATTGAGTTGCAAGGTGTTGCGTGCATCTTGAGTGGCGCAGTAATCAGCGAAGGTATTGGCATCGGCACACTGGGCGGCAAAGTCGTAGTCAGAGAAGGTGGTAGTCATGGGGTGGTCCCTTGTTTATGAACGTATTATAGAGGCATCTGGGGGCATTTCAGCGCCCCCTGTGCCAGTTATTCAGTCGCCCATCTCACGGCGGAGTTTTCGTAGTTGATCTTCCAGTTGTAATCTAACATATTCTGTCGTATAAGTTCCCTTTTCTTCCCTACGTCGATTCATCTCATCTTCCACTTTCTTAGTGATAGATGCGTGACGCATGTGCTCACTTGGATGTGCCATCATACTTTTGGTTTGACTCATGCAAAATTGAAGTTGCAAAAGTTCAATGTCATCAAATTCAATCATGCTGCAAGTGCTCCTTCGGGAATTTCAACGATTTCAGGATCGTTGTCGTTAAACTCATTCATATTATAGCAAGTCCAACCTGCACTGGTATAAATGTATGCGTACTCTTCGTTACGAAGTTTGTCCAGATACTCCTCCTTCGTCATCAAACTAGGAGGGCAATCTGTACCATAATACTCAGGTTTGTGGTCATCATTCCAACATGTAGACATGTCGCCACCATCAATCAGGTCAGATGCTTTATCCTTGCTGTTGTAGTGTGTCTTCAGAATACGACCCAACCAGGAAGGATAACCATCCCAGTGATGATATGCTGAAAGGATGGAATCGTCTGAGAGTTGGATGCCGATGCGTGAACGAGTTGCCATAACAAGAGAGAGTGTGTGTTTGTGGAGTTTATCACCAGCAGTAGAGTTGCCAACTGACTCGCTAGGAGTGATGAATGGGTGTCCTGTTCCCCTCCACTCCGTTAGTATAGGGCATCCGCAAGGGGATTCTGTGCTTGCTGTTCCACCTCTTGAACTGGCACAAGGTCCTCCACCGATTTCTCAAACAATCGCTTACCATCTTGGTTAAGATCAAATAAAATGTAATTTCTATTTGTAAGAATGGCACTTCTACCCACTGTACCAGATCCAGCACAGGCATCAAGAACAATAGACCCCTCATTGCTAAACATTTTCAAAATTCTATTCAATAGTGCAACAGGTTTCTGCGTAGCATAATCTAATTTCTCACCAGATTGAATTTGACTAATGTCATTCCACACATCTTTCACTGGAATACCATCCATCTCATCATAGAATTTCTTAACCCTAGGAATACCAGTCTTCGATGAATATTCTAATCGGTTATCATCATGAAGTATTTTCATTCTTTCTTTTGATACATGCCATTGCAAATGATTACCATTCCATTCATATCTCAGATTAGGGCGAGATACAACATTTGGTTGACGATTGACAAGTGCAGTAGTTACATATTTCTTTTTATGAAAAGGACAAATCTTTGCTTTATTTACATCCTTTGCATCATATTGTTTATGCTCTGCATTGTATATTGATTCTTTTCCTTTTTGATAAACAATAATGGTGTCATGATTTCTCTGCAACTGATACTTTGATTTGTGATTGCCACCAGACACCCACACAATTTCATTCTTAAATTTTTTCTCTCCAAATACGTCATCAAGCACAATGCGAACATGATGAGAAATCTTTGCCTCTACATGAATAACAATGTTGCCCACATCAGTCAAAACGCGATGACATTCTTCAAACAATGGACGCAACAACAATTCACGATAATCAGCACTGGAGGAGAATCTATCATCAAAGTGATAGAAATCTCTTCCAGTGCAATACGGTGGATCAATATAAATGAGATCCACAGTGTTTGATTCAACTTCTTTCAGAAGTTCTCTACTGTCACCGATTCTGTACTCGTTGGTTTTCAAGGTTGACAATGACCTCCTTCGCTCTTCCTTGGTATTTACGACGAAGAACTGCTGGAACTTGACCAACACAGAAACCAGGCATCTTCCTATCTTCCAGTTCATAACTAGGGATTGCAAGATATTCCCATTGAGTGATATCCTCATGACCCTTTGGAATGATAAACAAGATTACATCGAAAGAATCGACTGCATATCTTACCTGACCATTTTTGGCACCATTGGTTGCGTTTTTTCCAGTAGTGCGACGAGTCTGTTCCATATGAAGGGTGTTTCCTCCACGATATTTGATTTGGATACGGACTCCGCCAGGAGTAATCCTATCGTACTTTTCCTGTTGCCCATCCTCATCATCAGGTGATTGAGTGGTTGCAATGTCGCAAACATCACGCAACCATTGTGGTGCGATAATGCGTTCTGTGGGGAAGGCAAGAAACTTGCCGATCTCTCGCGTGTCGCCTTCTTTAATCAGTTCTTCAAAACCGAGAGCAACGATCTCCGAGAGTTGTGAAACTCCGATCATGGTGGTCTCCTGTATTTAATTTACTTAGTAATTATAGCAATAAAAAAGCACCCTGTCAAGGGTGCTGTGTTGATTCAGAGAATAGTTTCCTCATCATCAAATGCCATTTCGATTGGTTCATCTTCACCTTCAAGTTGATGCATGTACCAGATTTCCATGTTAAGATCACTCAACTTCTTTTCTTCAAGAGAAAAATTAAATAGTGATTTGATAGGATTCAAGATAGTTTCTCTTCTGGTTTGCCAAGTAGCATTTAATCCCTTTTTGAAAAGATTACGCGACTTTGAAACTGCTACAGAGTCAGTCCCATTAGTTTCATTATGCAGAAGAACTTTAACTCTCTTCTGCTTCTCATTTAGAGTTTCTTCTAAACCATTCCTGTTGTCAAATGCGTTTTCACGCTCACACACGATACGCAGAAGTCTGTCTGCATAAGTGTAACAAAAACCTCCATGATTTTTAATGGGAATGTGATAATAAAAATAGTTATCATCTTCCTCATTGGTTGGTTTCCAATCTTCAGATTCACTGACAAATTGATCTTTTTCCTGAAGACTTGCGTTAATGGTATGTACGGGAGCAGAGATGTTTTTTTCATTCAATCTATCCATAACATGAGTTACAATTCTTTCAACAACAGATTTGTTGAAATTGTAACGAGTATAGCAACCCATATGATGTAAGAGTTGTCTAATTACTGGTCTCGTGCAAATTTCTTGATCGTGAACATTACGTTCTCTTTCAACGTCCAAAATGCTATAAGCAGCGGTAACAAACCAATGATCTTTTGTATCTTCAGGAATAGGTCCGAAGACATTACCCCACATTGCTCCTAAAGTAAGAATGGAGTGGTCAAGAAAAGAATTGATAATTCCACCATTGTCAGGAAATACCCTACGATATTCTGCTGAGGGAACACTTAAAGTTGGTTTGATATTACGACAAACATTTATAGTGTGCCGTCTATCAAATGCCTCCTTTTTATTATCGACAGGCATATAAGGTATGGGCCAAGATGTTCTATCCCACCCAGAGGAGAGAGAACCAGCGAGTCCCACACTTTTTTGTGTGATTAGTCCTTTAGTTCCACGAACAGTATTATCTCCAGTAATAAGTTCGTTTACTGTTGTCATTTGCATCCCATCTATTCCAACTGAGTCATTTAACTCAAGGAAAGGGAAATTGATGAACGGATCGTCTTTTGGGTCTACCAAAAGATCCTTGATGGAGAAGTTGCTTCCCCAAGACAATTTATGAGCCATAATGTACCTCTTTTATAATCGAGACCTTAATAGCAGATCTCTTACAGTATATAGTAACATTAAAAAAGCACCCTGTCAAGGGTGCTGTGTCAATTAACGAACTGACTCTGGTTTATCTAGTGCAAACATCATATCAGTTACACTCTCTCGGAAATCCATAGCAACTTGACTTAACTCAGATGCTGGAAGATTGGTTTGAACTATATTACCATCAACCATGATGTTAAAAGTTCCATCTCTATTCAAAATGACAGTAAATTGATCAAGCATGTTAGTTGTCGTGTATTTTACATTCTGGTGCGCCAGGTTCCTGGTCACAGTATAGTTCAAGTGGTGAAGGATCGTGATGATCACCTGCTTTAATCTCTTCCTTGTGGTGTTCTACCCAGTCTTGAAGATCATGAAGTTCACTTTCAATATGGCGGCGTTGTTGATGGTTGGTAGTAGGATCCTCTAGAATCTTCTTATCAACCTCAATATGCTTTTCTACACTTTCCATTGGGTTGTTTTCGGTGTGTTGAACTTATTTATTTTAGTCAGTCATCCGTATTATTGCAAGTCCGCCAATGCTTACCAGCACCCTTAAGTTTGGAAACCATCATGTCAGCAAATGCTTCCATCTTTTCTGGATGAACTGCACGAATGTCACAGTCTTTCACTGCACTTTCAATACTCTCTGCCTCATTTTGAGATAGTTTTTTACCATTTTTAGGAAGAGTCATAGACTTTTACTTGAACTATAAATTAGTTATAGATTTAATGTTTTCTTTGGGATCGATTAACAATTCTTAATCATCATCATCATTAAAGAAAGTTCCCCATGTACCAGAGGAACCTTCTTGTCGGTTCTCAAGTTGCTCTAAGATTGAATCTGTATCGATAACATTATCAATGGAAGAGATCATCTTTGCAATGGCAGTACATACCATTGGACGTTCAGTTCTAGCAGCAAATGATAATGCGTTTCTGAGTGATTGTTGTGATTCTTTAAGAGAATCTTCTACGGATTTAGATAATGCCATTTTTTTCAAAGTTCTGTGTAGTCGGGCCAAGTTCCCTGTGCTTCGGGAGAATAAAAATAACCATAATCTGAATCATAACTACTAGCACCAGAAGTTACTGTAAATGTTGTAAATGGATCAGGACGATTGGGATCATTGCGATCATAGTCATACCAATACTTAGAGTGCTCTAATGCTTTATCATTACATCGAACAACGTCAACTTTACTGAGTAGATATTTTGCTTTACTCACTTCTTCTTGATGGGTTTTCATGTGATCTTTAATCACTTTCTCCACTTTATCATAGAGATCCATACCGTTCTTCATCCTCCTTGACATATTTTTCGATCATAGCAACTATTTCTTTAGATGTCAACCCATTCAAATGTTTCCACCTAGGATCAGATTCATCCCATTCTAATGAGAATGAGTTATCATCATTCATATGAATTTTAAGACCATCATCAGCATCCATCTTTTCTGTACTCCTTACGACATTTTTTTAGTTCTTTAAGTTCCTCTTTGATTTGTTGATAGGCATCTTCTGTTGATAGTTTATTTGCCATTTCCATAGCTGTGATTATCTCAACTCTAGTACCAAAATGTTGCAGTGCCCTCTCGAAACAATCTAATTCTTCATACATGATGATTCTCCTTTAATTTGTTGATTTCATTTAGTACACTTATCATCTCTAATTGAAGTTTACCAATTTTATCATCATGACTCTTTAACCATTCAAAGTGTAAGCGATCCTGATACTCATCATCAATGTTTTCATAATGTAAATTATATCTATCGATTGCCCATTGTGGTGGATCATATCCTTTCCATGGATAGAGTTGATACTCTAGCTCAGCAAAGATTGACCACAACCATATTCTAATCTGCTTTAACTTTGTTCTCATTTATCCTCTTCAATAATTCTTTTGCTGTTTTCATGGATCTTCTCCAAACAATATATTTGATAATGGGATTGTTCGGATTATTTGTGATCCACCACCACTTTCTCCTAATTTTAACTGATACTAATTCTAGCACATATGTAAAAGCGGCAGCAACATTTTCATCAGTGGCGATGAAGTATGCTACTACCGCAAAAAGAGCAAATATAATATAATATGAACTCATTAACCAAACTCCTCATTACGCTGACGATCAAGATATTCAATAATTTCAGAACGCCACTCCATCAATTCATGATAACATTCTTGATTGTGAGCACATTGACGAAGTTTATGATCTGGTTTCAAAACACTCTCATAGAAGAGTCCCAGAGCATCCCTTCGTTTTTCATGTTTGTTTGTTTCTGACATTAGTCTTGCGTTTCTTGGGTTTAGATTTCCTTTGAATAAATTGCACTGCAGATTTATAGTTAGGGCACACCTTTACTTGCCCACCATTATGTATAACAGCAAATTTTTTAGTATTACCTAAAGGAATTGCTGCCCACATCCCATCTTTAGTGCAATATCCTAATGGATCACCTGGCACTGGATTTAGTACACCAGGACGAGGAATAAAGGGTTTGAGGAATGTTTCACTCATACAGCAGTAACACTAACTACTTGAGCATTTGGATTGCGAGCAAGAGCAACTGCTTTTGCCTCCTGATAGTCACGGGCATGAACAGTTTCATAGAAAACTTTGCCAGCAACGTAGAGTTCAACTTTGCACTTCATGATGATCCTTTGGGGATAGATGTATTATACAATAGAAAGTGGGTGAAGCAAGGAAATTTTATTATTTCCTTACAATCGAAACGGCAGGTTCTCCCTTGTTGAATACAGTGTCAACCACTGCCTGCACGCTGCGAGAGGTGCTGATGCCCACCTTGTCGAAGACAGGCACACAAATCATGCCAAATGTCTTCTCAGCACCACCCAGGCGGATTACACGCCCGATTGATTGCGAAATACCGATATAATCCATATTACGCATGAACAGAACTGCCTCCAATCCCTTGACATTCATGCCCTCAGATAGGATAGAGTGGTGCAGAACAACAAACTTTTTGTTGTCACGTCCCCAGGCGTTCAGTGTGTTGAAGAATTGATCACGGGAAACTTTCTGTCCATTGATGATAGCACCAGTCTTGCTGGTGATATACATCCAGTTGTAACCACGCTGCTCAAGAAGATCAGTGAAGTCAGATTGAGTAATGAGACGAACAATCTGTTTTGTAGAACGTGCTGCAATCAGGATCTTGTTCAGAGAATTAGCATCAATAGTATCAATGAGATTCTTACAATCAGATTGACGCTGATCACCTGTAGGCAGTTCAGTGATTACAACTTTAGGAGGGAGAATATATCCTTCCTCAACAAGTTTAGGTGCAGGAACATTGCAGATTACCTGACCATAAACCTCACCATTGTTCATCCCTGGTTTCTGAACAGTAACAGAGTGCTTCGGAGTCGCAGTAAAGAAATAGCAACGATCAGCATACTTGCTGAAATACAATGTAGAAAGATAAAAGTTTCGCTGAACAGAATTGTGTGCCTCATCAAAATAGATACAATCAACACTGATGTCAGACTCAACAATACGCATCAGAGAATGATAGGTTGTGAAGATAATCTGCTTGCGATATGCTTGTTTGCTCCAGTTACGAATGATAGATGGTTTAGTGGTGCTGAAGTGCTCAGTCTCACCACTATGAACGTGCATCACAGCAACATCATCAAGTTGCTCAAGAAACTCAGAGGAAAGTTGCTCAGCAAGCATAATACGCGGAGCAACAACTACAATAGTGCCACGATCTGTAGCAGCAAGGTAATCAATGGCATCCTGAATCATGCACATTGTCTTACCACCACCAGTCGGGATGATAACCTGACCCTTGTCATGCTGCTGCATTGCATCACATGCCTGGCGCTGGTGAGGGCGGAGAGTGATGGTCAAGTGTGTGTCCCGTTCAGTATGGAATAATTATAGCACAAAAGGGCACCCGAAGGTACCCCCTGTGACACTAGAAGAACTGTTCCAATCCTACTGGTTCCCCAAAGGAATAATCATAAGTAAGTGCATTATGACACACATAATGTGGGTGTGTAACATCTACTCCCAAACGTTTACACAATTCTTGATGATTATCTTCCATCATCTCTACAGCATATAACATGTTATTAAGAATATGATCTTCACTGTGATATTGTGACAAACGGTTCTTCAATCCAACAAGAAAGTTACCACAACCTGCTGAATTGTCAATAAACGTACTCTCAGGATTTTTCAGTAGTTCAATATCAATATCATCAATCATGTACTCAACAAGTTCCATCGGAGTGAATACTTCTTGAGTTGCCTTAATACGTTCATCAGAACGCTCAATAGTAGATCCAACTTCCTGATTGTGCTTGTTCTTAGACATTTTGTTCAAGGCAGTTGATGTAAGTGGTGATGAGATCGTTCTTACCAAAGTGATAACGACCATTGCATTGTGTTGCTGTTTCTCTAAACTTATCAGCAAACTTAACTAGATTTTGTTTTACCTCATCACTACGAACTTTAAGAAAGTGATGACCTTTTGCGTAATGAACAAAATTCTCAGTTTTTACTCTACCACTGGGTCCACATCCATACTCACCAACAAATACATCTGCTTCTTCTCTTCTCTCGTAAGGAAGAAACTCAAAATCTGGATGAGTACGAAGCATCTCTATCTTCGCTCTAGATTGATTCTTTACTTCCCATTTTTGATACACAGCATTGATACCACCAGGAAAAGATTTGGAATCACAATCTTCATCATGAACACAATGTAGATTGCTATTGATTTTATTCAGTGAAGAAGGTTTCCTTACAGAAGTTGGCAATACAAATCGAACATCATCAGTAATTTCTGACGATTTATTAAGAAATTTGATGGCCAAATTACCTCCAACACCATATGGAGGATTTCCAATAGCTAAGCTAAACCTCATCCTTCAAAAGCAACAAAGGTACTCTAGCAAGATTTAGAGAGTTTGTCAAGCATTGGTACGCATAATATATGCTAATGCGTATGCGTTTGTACCAACAGAAGTTGTGATGCCAGCAGTGCTGTCTACGGCGTAGTTATTTCCAGCACCAACAATGAATCTATCTCGTAAATCTGGTGTGCCATCATTTCCATCACATAGTTTGTATCCAGAAGGAACACTACCAACCGAACCAGACCACATAATAATTCCACCAATGGGTACACCAAGAGGAGCAAATTCTTTTGGCTTGATACCAACTTCTAACTGATTAGTAGTTTCGTTGTAAAGAATTGCTCCAGGAACAATTCCATTTGGTGTTGTTTTCTTTGCAGATACGTGACCAGCAGAAGCAGTTTGTGCTCCAGCAGGATCCCATAAATCTGTGATAATATCAATCGTAGACTGTGGTGCAGATGGTGGGATAAAGTAACTATTGATTGAAGGAGATGCAGCACCAGCATCAAGAATAGATCTTGGGAATACTGTATTGATGCCTATAACAGAGAGATAACCTGTTCCCCCATCTTCAAACCCTAAACCATAATTTGTTTGTCCATAACCAGGAACTGCCTTAAGTTTGAATGGTAGAATAGATACTGAACCACCTATTATTGTAGATGCTCCAGATTCAACCTGGAAGTCACCGAAATTTAAGAATGGAACAGTATTAGTTTGAGACGTTTCATCAATAGCTGGTCTTGGATCTGCAAATGACTTACCATCAAAAGTTCTGTAGATAGGTCCTGTGACACCAGATGAACCATATGTGAAGGAATCTCCAAATACTGCTAGAATGTAATCAATTTCTTCATATTCTGTTGTAGTAGTTCCAATTCCTACAGAACCTGCTTCAACGAATAAATCGCCAATACTGACAGTTGTAGTGTTGGCAATGCTTATATTATTAGTGACATCTAGATCATTAAATGTACTAATTCCAGTGTTTGTATTAAAATTCTGTGAATCTGGAATTGGAAGAGGACTACCATCACCCAATATAAATTGATTTGCTCCTTGTCCTATGGTGACAACTCCAACAAATGTTGCATTATTGCTTACATAAACATCACCACTAACATCTAATTCCGATTCAGGAATCGCTTTGTTAATACCAATCTTTCTATCACCACTAACAGAAAGAATCTCTTGATTATCTAAAACAACAGCAAAGTTTTCTTGAGTGGTACTATTAGTACCTTCATTCATATTGATACGAATACCACCAGTATCATAATTATTGATACTTAATACACTATTAGAGTATTGTACTGTTGCTCTCTCATTACCACTAACAGCAGTACCAATAGAAACTATTGCTGGGAAATCTGGATCTGTAGTAACAACATCTAATCTCGCACTATTTTCTGCTTCAACTTGCAAAGTGCTTTGTGGAAGAGTGGTTCCGATTCCAACACTGGTATTAACAGTTAAACTGGATGTACTGGTGACCCCAGCAACATGTAATCTACCACCTACATTTACATCACTGTTAAGATCTGTGGTACCAGATACTGTAACCGAAGATAAAGTACCAAGCGAAGTAACATTTGCTTGTGCAGCAGTTAATAATGTACCGTCAAGATTACCAGTGAATGTAGTGGCAGTAATAGCACCACCAACAGTTACATTATCAAGATCAGTATGTCCATCTACATCCAAGTTGCCATTGGCATCAATATCACCAGAGAATGTTGCCAACTCAGTAACATTTAGAATATCTAGATCAGTTTGTCCATCTACATCAAGATTGCCATCCGCATCAATATTGCCTGTAAATGTAGAGAGTCCAGTTACTCTTAATGCACTAAGAGTAGTAATTCCAGATACATCTAAGTTGCTATTTGCATCAATAGGACCAGTTACTGCTAAAATTCCACCAACCGTTGTATTATCTGTAATGGTAACATCTGCGATTGTTGAAGAACCAGCAAGGATGCCATTAGTTATTGTAACAATGCCAGAAAATCTAGCATTTCCATCTGAAGCAATACCAACACCTGGAAGGTTATTTCCATCAGATGGATCAGATCCTACCTGAAAAACATAGTTTCCTGTTGGATCATCAGTTCCTACGCCAACATTACCCTGAGCATATATTGATGTGAACCCTAATCCAGGATCAATATCTAACCACTGTGATGTTGGTAAGTTAGATAATGTAGCACCATCACCATAAAATGCAGTAGCAGTGATAATGCCACTATTTGCACTAATGGTGATTGCACTACCAACCTTTATTTGGTCAAAAGTACCAATACCTGTAACTTCAACAGATCCAATGTTGATATTATCTTCAAACTTTGAGTTTCCAATAACATGAAAAAACTCTGTTGGTATAGTTGTGCCAATTCCAACCAGACCAGCAGTTGTGACTACAAAATTATCAGTGTCAACTTGGACGCCATTTCTAAAACTGAACGCCTTCTTGAAATTAGACATATACCTTTTTTGAGTTATTTATTATGATTCAAGTTCAGGTAATGTTATGTATTCTGGCATTGTACCTTCTTGTTCTTTAATCCATTTCATAATGGAAAAAATATCCACTCTCATTTGATCAATGTGCTTCAAGTTAGAGAATGTTTTGTCTTTAGATTCCCTTGCATTAACTACATCACTAAGTCTGGATAGTTCTACATCCATTTCTTTAATAGTTTGAATTAAAACAGGAATAAGTTTCTGATAATTAACTGCAAGATAACCATTATCTCTAGTTGTTGTAATACCAGGTAATCCTAATGCTTCAACTTCTTGTGCAAGAACACCAATATCTTCTTGACCCTCATTATCAGAAAGTTCATTCCAAGTATATCCATAACCAGTTATTTTTCTGATTGCTTCGCGCATCCTTTCAAGACGAATAGGATTATGCTTCAATCTCTGATCTGATGTATGGAATGCAGTGATATCACCAGTTACATTTAATTCGCCAGTAATATCTGTATTAGCATTAAGTTTAATTCTTCCAGTGCCAGTAGTGTTAAGATTTAGATCACCAGTAGTGACGTTAATTGTATTGTCATTAACAGTTCCAATTCCAAGATTTCCAGTTCTGAACTCTCCAGCAGTAATGGCACCATCAACTTCGAGATTACCAGATCCAATTCCACCAACAGTCAATGCGCCTTGGATATTGAAATCTCCTTCAACACTTACAGCACCACCAACATTCAGGTCTTTCTCAATTCCTACTCCGCCTTCAATAATTAAGGAACCAGTATCTTTATTTGTAGATTGTGTAGTTCCTTTAATGACAACATCATCACCAAATCTACCAGTGCCAGTAATAACAAGATTTGATTCACTATTAATTTCTCCAGCAACGTTAATGGTACCACCAATACCAACACCACCTTCAACTATAATAGCACCAGTTTCTGAAGTTGTAGATTCAGTTTCAGAAGTAATTGTTAAATCACCACCAACTAAATCAAATCTCGAACCTACAACTTTAACATCATTGTTAAATGAGACTGGACCATCAAACTGAGAAAGAATTTGTTTGGATTGTCCACCTTCAACTTTCAGCCTTTCCTTGATAATAACCTCATCAAATATTACACTGAGTCTTGATGCGTCTTCACCAGTAATAGTTGGAATTGGTGCATCAAATGTTTTCTCTTCACCAGTGGAAGGAGAAACTCTCTTATTACCAATGTAGAAGTCACCATTGTTGTTCATACCAGTATAAACAACAATACCACATGCTCTCTCTTGTGATTGTGAGAGCAGATCTTCTACTTCAGTTAGAGTTCTAGTTTGTACCTGTGGAAGACCTGTAGAATAGTTACCAGGACCGAAACCAAGATATTCAAATGTGTGACCAGAAGCACGTTGAATAGATGGTCTTCTAAATTCAACTGGCAAAATATTGAGTTTCTTGACAAGAGATCCTTCTTGGTGATCCTTACTTAAAGTTCCAAAATATCCACGAATAACTGATAGTTCATTAGTAGATTTTGCAAGAGGAGAAGAAATTCTCATAATCTCTTCATCAACTTGAATATAATCACCAATCTTAAATCTATTCTCAGTTGCAATACCAGCACTAGCGATTCTAAAGGTATTAACACCAACCAGAGACTCACTCAATATCGCAGTCTCATTACCATACATTGAGAATGATCTAACCGAAAGATTCTCACCATCAGAACCAGATAAACCATTGTTTGCAGATAAACCATGCTTCAATATCTTACTACCAGAAATTGAAACTGATGATTTGAACGAGAAAGTATTAACACCTACACGCTCATTTACAAAGTAATCACCTAGATTATTGTTATTACTATCAACAATTCTAAATTGATTACCTGCAACAAGACCATGAGCAGAAGTTGAGGTAATAGTTACAACTCCATTATCAAATGCAGATGTCGAAACAGCAACTCCTGGTCCAACCTGTAGCATATATTGACCTGGAACAATCGCAGGGTCTCCAGCAGTTACAGCAACAGAAACTACATTAGTAGATCCAACACCAACTACACTGAAATAACCATCAGAAATTGATCCAATACCAGTAGTTTGAACAACATTGCCAACGGGACTTTGAAGTCTATCAGTTTGTGCATTTATAGTTGCTTGAGTTCCAGTTCCACCAAGAACAACATCATCTAAGTAATAGAATCCTCCAAGATAATAAGAACCACCCGATTGAATATCTACACCAACAACAGATCCACTGTTAATTTTAACTTCTGCTGTTGCACCATTCCAAATAGTTAAATCACTATCATCAAAAACTTTAACGTTATAATATGTTTTAGTTCCAGATGCTGGTAAATATCCATTTCCTTGAACAGAAACTACGCAAGATACAATTCCTGCTAAACCATGTTGCCTATCAAATGAAACTGTTGCAATACCAGCAACATCATCTCTAATAACATTAGTGATTCCAAGTCCTACTGAGAAATCTTGAACAAAACTATCAACAGATTCTTTTGTAATGCTTCTAGATAAATCATTTGTTACAACTTCACCAATAGGATCTCTCTTAGCAAAAGATCTAGCAGAAGGTGGATTATCTACTGGATTATCTCTATCTAATTCTGGGAAGAGATTGACAACATTCTGACTGTACTTAAGAGAAGTATATTCTGAATCAATTGCTTTATCTGCTTTAATTACATATAAGTGATAAATGCCATCCTGAATGTCCTTAATGAACTCACTAATAACTTCTTTTCTATAAATGTAATAATTTGTTTTAAGATTATTCTTAGTTAATCTTGGTAGGAAAACCGTTCTCTGAGATGTATCATTACTAAATGTAGTTGGAGTATGGAAGACACCAAAATTATCAGTCTTTGGAATTGTAAAAGTTTTGTCATCAATGACAGATTCTACATCAAATACGCCGTTAAAACCAAGATTATCTTCACCATCTGAGTTATCACTACTTGTAACACCTTCAATAATGACTGTATCATCATACTTTAATCCATGAGGTTGTTCACTAGAAACAGTTATTGTTGTTGCTGTTGCGGAACATGTGCTAATAAATCTTGGATTTCTGTTCCAGTGAACATTTGTTGAATCAATATTTGAAATAGTGAAGTCAGAGTTTACAGGAAGTTTAGATGTATTTGTAGAACTAGATTCTTGAATTGCAAAAGTATCTTCTGGATTCTTAGCATTAGTAGATTCTCTTGGAATAACAACTCTTACCTTATAGATCTTATCTTCTAAACTTCTAGTATCCTCAAATCTCTTAACAAAAGAGCTCTTAGATCTCGCAGTTCCAATACCAGCAACTCCCAGTGTATCTAATGAGGTGTAAATGTCATTATCCGCATTTACATGAACATACCATCTATTAACTACTGGATCAAATTGAACAGGAGCACCTGCTTCTCCAGCAACCTTATCAGATACTCTACTCTCAACATACATGTCTGTGCCAAGATAGCATCTAATAAAGATATTATTGACAGCATTTGATGGAGATGATGCAACTTTGAACTGAGTATCAGAAATCTTAATTACATAATATTTTGTGTGTTCTGCCAAGTTTTCTGGAATATCACCAGATTCACTTAGAATTCTAATAGATTCTCCAGTTATAAAATTATGATTAAATGGTGTTGTAAATGTGTGACCATTCAATCCAGTTGGAGCACCTGAAATATCTAATTTCTTCTTAGATGCTGTTGTACCTAATCCAACCGTAGCAACAGTAGAACTTATTTCATTATCTACCATATAAATTGATGCTTCACTTGTTCCATATCCAGTTTGACTGGTGAAATTTACATAAAGTTTATCATCTTTCTTTGCACCAATTCTAAATCCTTGAGATATAATAGGTGGAATATCTTCACTACTATTAAATCCAAATAGATACAAATGACTTGAAATGCCAACTGAAGTTGTAATTCCAACATCTAGTGGGAACCAATCAATATTCTGTCTCTCAGTAATGTGTGAAACTGATTTTGGTGGAATGATTGATGTGATATAAGCAGAGTCATCCTTATCAAATGCTGCCTTTTTAAATCCATCAGATACAAGTGAAATCTGACCAAAGTTGGAGTTAGAGTTGGTGATTGAGTTATCACCACCTGCTCCAGCAAAGAAGTGAATGTTAAATCCAATCGCAAAGACAGAAACAACTTGAACGAAACCATCATTATCTGCAGATATGTGTCTCGTATCCCATCCTGGTCTATAAATTGCATTACTATCTAAATGATAGACTGTATCAGGATTTGTAGATGAAGATTGTGTTGACAGTTCATCACCTGTTACTCTAGAGATAGCAATACTATCATAAGTTCTAGAAGACTCGTTATACTTGATGAACGCACGATCATCTTTTTGTAGGGAAACACCAGTGAATTGTGCGGTCACCATTGAACGGAAACCTGTTGCCTTATTACCATCAGCAAGGAGACCATTCATGCCCCAGACTGATCTCATAGAGCAGTTAAAGATATATGGAGATCCACCCTTGACACTATCAGTTTCAACGGTTACAAGGGCATCTGTGAACGCTGGAGATGCTGGTAAAAGAGGACTGATGGAAGGAATTACATAAGTAAACTTAGTGGCACTTAGAACTGCTTGTACCTTTGTAGATACATTATAAATGGCACTTAGAGATCCTGGTTGACCAACACCATCGATCTTAACTGGAGTATCTGTAGTTAGGTTGTGTTCAACTGCTGTCTCGACAGTAATAACAGAAGATGGTGTTGCTCCATCACCTGAGAAGATATTTAAGATTCTAAGAGGATCAGTTGCGAAAGCACTAACAATCTCATACTCTGGTCTTTCTTTAGCGAAAGATAGTGGTTGATCTGGATACTTAAAGTCAATATTCTTATCTACAGATCCTGTATTATATGCGTTCGATAGTTTCGCATAATACATATCAAGATCTGTGAGTTCAAATGTAGAACTCAGATCTCTTGGAACATTAAGACCATCACAGTATTCAAATACTGTTAGTTTATGGTGTGAAAATGTTGGTTTTGCAACATCACTAGAATTTGTTGGATCAGTATAAACAGTTTGCTGCTCATTTCCATCAAGAACAGTAAATTGCCAGAAGTAACAATTACCAGTAATTCTGAATATAGCAGTTCTTTTTACATCTGAATCTGTTGGATTCGGCACATATTTTGGACGAATTTTAGTCTTTCTGAGATCAAGACCTACAAGTGATGTACCTCTTGGTATAACAACACCGCCGTATACGCTGTTGAACTTATATAAAATATTTTCTTCTTGAGTTAAATCAAAATTAGTTTCTAAGTTTAGATCAAACTCTGTTAATGCATCCGTTAAAGTACCATCAGAAGGTCTGAATGCTTTCGCAGTTCCATCCTGATCAACAATACCATAACCAGGTCTGTTATCTACAATGTGCTCACCAGGGAATAAAAGAATCGTAGTTTGATCGTTCTTATCGTTACTTACACCTCTAACATAAGAAAATCTTGCAGACTCAATTAGTGCCCTTTGAATGGTTTTGAAGGGTTTTGTCAGCGAATTACCAGAGTTTGAGATACTATCAGTTGCATCCAAATCATTTGGATTAACATATAAAATTCTACCCTCTGTGTTCTTAATAAAGTTCTCTAGCTTATTCAATGGCATTGTAAAATATCGTCCAAATATTTCTATGTTCTATTTAGCTGGGCAAATCTTCCCTGTATTCATCTGGCATGTCTTCAGGGTTTTCCAAATCCATGGGAAATAGACAAGGATGACATTGCTCTGAAATTAAATAATCGGATAGTTTATAAAGATCCTCATAATCATATGACATATTTTCATTTGCTTCCGTTGTTACATCCTTATCATATAGATGACCATCTGGCAATTCATCAAATGTGAATGGAATATTATTGATAAAATACATCTTAACCACAAAAGATGCATTTTCAAACCAACAATATTTTGAGGTGATTCTATATTTTTCAGACATAGGAACGTTCCGCTGCCTTATTTAGTGCGAGTAGGGAGACTTGAACTCCCACGACCTTAATGGTCAACAGATTTTAAGTCTGGTGCGTCTACCGATTCCGCCATACTCGCATGAGGTGCTCCCTGAGAGGATCGAACTCTCCTTAGGCAAATTATGAGTTTGCTGCATTCACCAGATTGCTAA